GCACCTGCTCGGGACGGGGGTTCATTCCTGGCGAAGGGGAGGCCGAGGGAAGGTCGGTCCAATCGCCGGGGCCGTCGATCCCTCCGTGCCGCGCGCGCCGGCCGCGTAGTATCCGGGTCCATGACCGCAGACTTCCTGGTCGACTACCTCCCGCTCGGGCTGCTGGCTCTCCTGTTCGCGGCGGCGGCTGGCGCCTACCTCCTCGAGGCGAGCCGCGACCTCGACCGGAAGAGAGAGCGGGACGAGGAGCGTGAGCGCGCCAGGCTCGCGCAGATCGCGGACGAGGCGGCGGCGCTGACGGCCTACCAAGCGGAGATGATCAGGTGCCGCGCCCATCGCTGCATCGATCCTTGGCAGCCGCGCCGCGACTTCTGGGAGCTGCAGGGAGAGGGCGCCAACCGCGGCCTGGACCACGCGTACGTCTGCAGCGCCTGCTACGTCAAGCTGACCGGCCAGGCACCTGAGGGAAACCCCTACACGCGGCGCGCGTTCCTGGTGCTGCCATCTGGGCACGCCGTGGCCCCTCCCGTTCGCCACCGAAGCTCGGTGCTCTTGCGTCCGTCGGTCGACTGGAAGGGGAACCCGACGGACCCCTACGCTGAGTGGCTCGCCACCATCCCGGAGTTGCCGCTCGGGCGGTTCAAGGGCTGACCCATGGGCAAGTCCAAGATCAAGCTCCAGCCCGACGCGCCCGCGCCACCGCGCCGCGCACCCAAGCTGATCGCCGAGGCCGCCCCGCCCCGCCCCGATGAGCCGCCCCCCTTCGACTGGCGCGCCGATCCAACCTGCCGCGCCTTCGCGTGCTTCCTGTCCTACAGCGCCGGGTGGGCGCAGCTCCCCGAGAACATGACGTGGAGCTTCGACGAGACCAGCGGGACGACCACCATCGTCCGTCCGGCGTGGTCGGACAGTCCCCAGGATCGCGTGAGCGGACACCGCCCGAGCGCCTCCGATGTCGACACGCTGATCGACCAGATCGGCGAGCGCTGGGGCCGGATAGTCCGGGAGAACGTGCGGGACTGGGTGCACCCCGATGCGCCCGCCTCCCCCCCCCAGGACCGCCCCGGCCGAGATGCCCGCCTCCTCCACCAGCTCGCCAACCAGGTGGCGACAGCCGGCCCAACCCGGGAGAACGTCGAGAAGGCCCTGGTCGATGTGGTCCTCCGCTGCGGATCTCTTGCCCGCGCAGCGAACATCAACGACACCAGCCCCTCGGCCACCCGGACCAGGAACCTCACCGCGGCGGCGATCTTGGAACTGCTGGGGACGCAGAGCGCATGAGGCGGATCCTCTGGCGGGTCGCGCTACTCGCGTACCTCGCCTTCTCCATCTTCTTTGCCATACGGGCCACCCAGGAATTGCGGATCGTGAACGGCTGCATCTGCCCGTCGGCCAAGCCGTGAGGCCCCCGCCTTCTTGACGCTCACTCCCCTTCGGCTCCATCCTGCGGGGCATGGCGTCCAAGGAACAGGTCCGAAACCTCCTCAGCTCTCGCAAGCACGCCGGTCCCGGCGGTGGTGACCATGGAGGGGGCGGAGGCGCTCCTGGAGGTGGAGGCCCTCCTGGCGACGGCGAAGGCCAGGGCGGCGGCGGTGACGAAGGCGGCGGGGATCAGGGCGGAGGCGATGACGCCGACAAAGCTGCGGGATGCAGCGCATGCTCTGCCCTCCAGGGGGTCGCAGACGCGATCGAGAAGCTGAAGGGCGAGACGCTCCCGGACGACTCGGACAAGAGCTTCAAGAAGAAGTTCGAGAAGCTCCAGGACGAGCTCGACGACATGACCAAGGACATCGAGGACCTCGTCGAGGATCACGAAGAGGATCACGAAGAGGAAGAGGACGAGAAGGACGACGAGGACGGGGACGACGACGACGACGAGAAGGACGACGACGAGTAGCCCCATGGCCGTCGTCATCACCACGCCAGACCCGCACCCGATGCCGCTCGCCGATGAGAACGAGCCGGCCATCGGGCGGAAGTCCCGGGTCCTCGAGAACCAACGGACCGCGCCGGGGAACCTCCCCGACGAGCCGGCCGACAACCCGGTGCGCGACGACATGCCGTACCGGATCACGGGCGGCAACAGCCACGACGGGAGCAGGTGAGACCATGCCTAGCCCGAGAGAACAGGCACTGAAGATCGGGGTGGACCGCGGGAAGCTGGAGAGCCAGACCGAGGACCTCCCCCAGAACGCGCTGCCGCAGCAACCGAGCTTCGGCGCGACCCCGGCCAACCCGCCCGACGGGAAGGCCGACGTCACCAACCTGAAGGAGACCTGAGCCATGGGCGAGAGCAGCAACGGCGGGGAAGACCCGAACGAGGACCGCGACATGGAGCGCGCGCGCGGCGAGGACCCGAAGCTGGCGAACCTCTCCGAGGCGCAGGTCAAAGAGAAGCTCACCGAGGCCGTGCCCTTCAAGGTCGGCGACGCGAAGTAACCACCGATCACGAGCAAGGAGACGACCATGCCGACCCTTCCCACGCCTGTCCCCGGAAGCGACCCGAACGAAGCGCTCGACGAGCAGCGCCAGCGCACGCCGGACTTCCCGTCCGCGCCGATCGCCGAGCGCTGGGGCGAGGACCAGAACCCGCTCCGCGAGACGCCGACCCCGTTCGGCAACATGACCGACGGCGGCAGCGGCGCCGGCTGATCGCGCCCCCGTGCAGAGCAACCAGATCCAGCTGACCGGCGTCCTCACGGGGACGCCGGCAAACACCGGGTACTTCTCGGCGTCGCTGGTCGACCTGCTGCAGCTGAACTTCTGCGACTGCTACGCCTGCCTGGTCAACCGCGTCGAGAGCGAGATCGTCTCGTCCTCGGGCTCCCCGTTCGCGCTGCCGTTCGGGACGATGACCAAGGCGCGGGTGGTGGCGATCCGGCTGCTGGCCGGCGTCACCATCAACGTGACGATCACGACCACCGCCAAGGGCCCGGCCACCTTCCCCGTCTCCGACCTCTACGTGCACCGGGTGCGGAACCCGGGGGACGAGATCCTGAGCATCGCGATCGACACCAGCAGCCAGTCCTGCGATATCGCATATTTGCTCGCTGGTGATGTAAGTTAGCCATGTGACTGAGGTTTGCCCGAGCTGTCGAGAACGCCCGGTCCCGGCTGGCAAGATGTTTTGTTCGCGCGGCTGCCGCTATGCCGCGAATTGGCGGCCCTGGAAATCCCAGGTACAAAGGCGGTCCCGATCCGGAGGTCGGCCGTCTGGCCAAGCGCTCGTACAAGCGCCGCAACAGAGGAAAGGTCGCGGAGGCTGAGCGGATCAGGAGACGGAAGAAGTACGCCACCGACCCGGCTTACCGAGCCGAGGTAGGCCGACGCCGAAAGGCGCTCTACCTCAGCGTCATCTCGACACCGACCGACCAGGCCTGCGCCTTCTGCCGGTCGGCCCCTGCTCGACTGACGAGCAAATACTGCTCGCGGAAGTGCAGGTACGCGCATTCGTCTGATCGCCAATATCGCGGTGGTCCGTCTCGGGCGGTCACCTACCGAATCCGCTTGGCGCGCCGCAGGGCGGTGACCAGCGCGGCGAAGGTCACGGGACCGCAGATCAGGGCGGCGATGGCCGAGATGGGAGATCGCTGTCTGTATTGCGGCGTCGGAGGGGGAGAGGTCGACCACGTCATCCCGATCGCGCGCGGCGGCGGGCACGAGATCTCCAACCTCGCGCCCGCCTGCCGGGGATGCAATCGGCGGAAGAACCGGAAGACGCCGAGCGAGTTCCTCAAGCGCTCGGCTCCGTGGATCATGGACGCAATCGCGCGCCGGCCTTCTTGACGGTCCGGACCGGCGCTGTTTCAATCAGCCCGTTCACGCCGCCCAAAGGAGACCGAGATGAATATCCGAGCAAACCTGGACCTCTCCCCCCCGAACAGCCTGGCTGACCTGCTGCGGGAGACGCCCTTCGGGTCGCTCCTGAACGCCCTCATCAAGGGGCTGACCATGACGGAGACCGGCGTCACGCCGAACAGCACGACCCAGATCGCGGTCCTCGCCAACCAGCCGAGCTCCTCGGGGCTGCTGCGCGCGCTGGCGACCGCCGAGACCGGGACCGTGCACGAGAAGGAGATCCTCGTCGGCCCGATCAGCGGCCCCGCCGCGATCATCCCGCCCGCCAACGTCTGCGTCTGGGACGGTGGGAAGAACGTCCTCTTCAACACCGCCGATGCGGTGACCGCGGTCAGCTTCCTGTACCTGAAGGACGCCGACACCACGGTGGGCTACATGCAGCGCTCGCCCGGCATCCGCAACACGCCGTAAGTTCTCCGACCGCGCGCGCCTCCTCCCCCTACGCCCTGCGCGCGCGGTCGTTCTTCTTCGGGCAGCAGGGGCAGCGCCACCGGGCTGAGACGCGGCGGGTACGGAGAAGCACATGGGAGATCAGGATCCGGGTACGGGTACGCCAGCGCCAGGAACGCCACCGGGAGCGCCGCCGCCCCCCGCTGCACCGCCGCTGCCGGCCGCAGCAGCTGCACCGCCGGCGCCGCGCGCGCCGCAGCGGCCGAACAAGCCAGGGAAGCCGGCACCGTTCGACCAGCAGCCCGGCTTCCGTAAGCGGGTCGACCAGGAGGCCGCCCGCGTGATCCAGCGGAAGCTCGGGTGCACGCTCGAGGAGGCGATCGCCAAGCTCGCCGCCACCGCGCCGCCGCCGGGCGCTCCGCCCGCACCCGGGACGCCGCCTGCGCCCGCCGCCAACGCGCAGACCGCCGCCGAGCTCGCCGAAGCCCAGGCGCGGATCAAGAAGCTGAAGGGGAAGCTGGCCCGCCGGAAGAGCACCTACGAGGCGCAGATGACGCGCCTCCAGCTCGAGACCGCCGCCGTCGGCGCCGGCATCCCGAAGCAGTACGTCAACTTCGCGCTCTCGGAGTACGAGAACCTCTTCGGCGTCTACGCGGCTGACCCGACGAAGGTCCCCGCGGAGGTCAAGAAGGCGTTCGATCGCGAGCCAGAGATGGACGACGCGGCGGTCTTCGCCTACGTCCGCAAGACGCACATGCCGACGGTCGCGGCTCCCGCCCCGCCGCCGCCGGTGGACCTGACGCTGTCGACGGCGCCGCCCGCGAGCCACCAGCCGGGGGGCGAGCAGCCGCCCGCCGCGCCGACGGGAACGCCGCCGTCTGTCTTCGACGCGGGCAAGCTGAGCGAGCCGGAATGGCGCAAACACAAGCGCTCGATGGGCATCACCGGGTAGCGCTTCGCGCCCGCCGCGCCGGGCCCCCTACTTGACGCTCAACGGGGGCTCGGCGACAGTTTCGATCGAACTCAGGATCTAGCGACGACCAAGAGAGGGGCAACCACCAACCCAAGAAACACACGGAGAAACAGCGCCCATGGCCAACTTTCCCGACGGCAGCATCCCGGTAATCTTCAACCCGTCGATCGCTGCGACGATCCAGTCGAACACGCTCCAGCGCGTGTTTCGGGACGCGCTCTTCCCGAACCTGTTGTTCCGGATGGAAGCGATGCGCGAGCTCTGGCCGACCCACTTGGGCGGCACCTCGACGTTCACCCGGCCCGGTCTGATCAAGCCCCGCACCCGCCCCGCCGTCGCTGGCGTGGACCCGGTCGGGAAGACCTACGGCATCGAGCAGTGGTCGGCCACCGCGATGAAGTGGAACGACTCGATCGACACCAACATGCCGACCAGCTACCTGCAGCTGGCCTCGGCCTTCATGCGGAACATCCACCAGCTGGGCCTCCAGGCCGGCCAGTCGATGAACCGCGTGGTTCGCGACAAGGGCTACAACGCCTACGTCGCCGGCAACACGGTGACCGACACGCTGGCCAACAGCGCCGC